GAAGAAGAGCTGGACCCGATCAAGGTGGCGTGGCGCGAGGCCAACCCTGAGATCGTTCAGCTTTGGTACGACGTCGAGCGCGCGGCCAAGCAGGCGGTGACCAACAAGACATCAGTTGCGTTGGAGATTGCGGGCCACAAGTCGAAGTTGTTTTTTAGATACGAGTCAGGGTTTCTCACTATCCAATTACCAAGCGGTCGCAAGCTGTTCTACGTGAAACCACGTATTGAAAACGAGGACTTGGTGAGAGAGAACAGCAAGACCGGTGCTCGCTACATTGTGGCCAGCACTGGGTCGTTGACATACGAAGGCCAGGACCAGAAGACCAAGCAGTGGACCAGGCTTGCAACGTATGGAGGCAAGCTGGTGGAGAACATCACACAGGCAATTGCACGCGACTGTTTGCGCGAGTCGATGCTGGCGCTTGAGGAGGCTCTTCATAACCAGCTGTTCACTGTTCACGATGAGATCATCATCGAGACACACAACCCAACCAATTTGGCCATAGCCGAAGCGATCATGTGCCGGGACTTGAGTTGGGCACCAGGGTTACCCTTGCGTGCTGATGGATTTGCAACACCCTACTACATGAAGGAGATTGATTGATGAGCGCAGATGAAAAACAAGTTGGCGGCAGCCACTACAAAGATATGACCGTGCAGCCGTGGGCTGTGATGAAATCAGTGTTGACACCGGAAGAGTTCCGAGGTTTTCTCAAGGGCAACATCATCAAGTACAGCATGCGCCAAGGCAAGAAGGAAGACAGCGATGATGGCAACAAGGCTTTGCATTACATGCAAAAACTCAACGAGATGCAATCGTGAAGTACGTCGTCATCTTTGTATTGATCTGGTGCTTGGCTTGGCTATTCACCGGCATCATCTCGGGGTTCATGTGGGCAGGCTGGGGGCTTGCATGATGGGCGGAGCCAGACCGGGGTCGGGCAGGAAGCTGCCTAACATTGATGAGCGCAGGGCCTTCTATCTACACGACCAGGGCATGCCTAAGAAACAGATTGCAGAAAAGTTCAACGTGCCTTATAAATCATTGTTGACCATATTCAGAAAAGCAGGTCGCGCCCTCAAGCGCGGGCCATACAACCGGGAGCCAGCATGACTAGCGAAGAAGATGAAGCCTGGGAACACGTACAGCGGATTGGGTCATTGAACCGTAAACGTCAAATTGAAAAGTCCAAAACCGCTCAAGAGTTTTACGAGGAACTGCGCAACAACGTGATTGAAGAAGTAGCCCAACACATCGAGAAGCTCACGGGCTTTGGCAATGACACCGTTGACGGCTTGACTATTTACATAAGAGAGTTAAAGAAATGAGTTACATAATTGCGTCACTACCACCATTGAGTTGTTTTGTTAAAAAAGAATTTCTTTACAACTTTCAAAAGGGGCACGGCGAATTGGAGCCAGCGGTTTGGATAAGCATCAAGGCTTTACGTGGCCAGGTGTTTCGCATTGAATCATTGCTGCCCGAGTACGGTGCCTTGTATGACAAGCTCCCCATTCACGCATACGTGTGGAAAGAAGGAGCAAGCGATTTGCCAATCGACACCTTGCAGTTATGGGATTGCATGGGCTATCAATTCACAATCGTAGAAAAGATTGCACTGCGAAATCTTAGCGTAAAGTTTTTGGGCAAGGACAAGCAGTGGCATTTTGGTAGCTATCTTTTTACAGTAGATTTTTGTGCCGATGGTATGGGCCTGGACACCGGGTTTACAGAGCAGGCCGAAGAGCACAAGTCATTTAACTTCATCAAACTTGAGTCGGGCCAGTTTGCTTGTCAACCAAACAACCGATGCCTCTGGTACGACCAAAGCCTGGTGCCTAGCGAAACAAAGTTCCCTGACTTTCAAGCCGCGCAACATCTGTGGTCGGTGGACGGCTCGCGCAAATGGGCAGCAGGAACTGATTGGTTTTACACCATTGATGAAAGGCCAGAATGACTAAGCGCGAACTCGTTCTTCAATTCATACGCGACTTCTTTCGATCCAAGACACCAATTGAAATTGCGGAAAACGAATTGCTCGAAGCGCAGCTGGCTAAGATGGATGCCGAGACATCGGTCGAATACTATGTTGCTATGGTTCAGTACAACCAAAAACGAATCGACCGTTTAATGGAAAGACTGGACGACATGCGTCTCAGTCTTTCTCCTCACCCTCAACAGTCAGACCCTCTTTGAGAAACTGTTTCTTCTGTTTCAGCTTTTCTTTTTCGCGCTCAGCAGTTTCAGAACTGATTGCGCCCTTGCCTTCCAAACGCTTGAGCTTGCGTATCTGAGTATCTAAGTCTCTGATCATTGCCTTGGTTTGCGATGCTTGAATCTTCTCTGAAGTATCCAAGTCAATTGGTCGCGCCTTAACGCCCACGGTTTGCATCGCTGCATATTTGGCTTGGATGGGTAGGCCGTCGGCACCGATGCCGGTGTACTCGGCCAAGCCCACGTTCACTGGTTGGCCAGTGCTGTTGGCAATGACATTCATGGCCCGCTCAAAGTGAGTGTTGCCCACAGCCATCGCGGGCGAGACTTGTTTCCAAGTCCAAGCCAATCGTTTCTGTGCAGCTTCCATGTCGGTGTCTGTCTTGAGAACGATGTCCTTGTTTCGGAACGTGTCCTTGTTGAACAGCATCGCAGCAGCCGTGGTCAAGACCGGATTGTTTGGCGTCAAAGGTGCAAGCAGTGGGATGCCGCCCGCGTTGTTGTGAGCGTCAAACAAGTCGCCGCCTGGGAAGATGCGGCTCACGTCCAGGAACACTGGCAAGTTGGTCAGGTCATCCATGCCCAAGCGTATGGTCTTCTCTGTGCCCAATGACAAGCTCGCGCCCTTCATCCACTCTGGCAAGAACTGGCGCTCTTGCTTCTCCATGTCCTTGGCCTTGTTGCGGAACTCCTCGTCTGTCATGTACCGGCGAATGATGGTCCACCAGTCTTCATCTTCATCACCGCCCAGGCTTGCAGCCATTGCGTACATGATTGCGTTTACTGTGTACAAAGCAACGGCTGGCGCAGCATATCGGAACGGGTGCTCAAGTGCTGTGTTGGCCAAGGCCGGAATGGCTTTGAACGTGTAGCTGAAGAACGGCAAACCAACAGGCATGTCTCGAATGATTCGCGCAGCCTTTGGCAAATCGTCATACGTGAAGATGTACTTCTGTGCGTAGTCGACAGAGTCATCCACATTTAAACCACGGTTGCGTGCATCGCGGTAAATCAAGTAGCGGAAGAACTGGTCTTCTGCTTCGTATGCTGTGCCCATTGGTTTGCGCAAGAACAAAGACAAAGCATTCCACAGTCGATCGACGTTGCGGCCAACTGCCGACTCTGTCATCTGTGCCATGGCCTTGAGTTCTTCAGGCAACACCTTCATCAGCTCAGCACGGTTGAACGTGCCGCCAAACAAGCCAGCGTCGCTTGCCTCTTGGACCATGTCTTTGCCTCTGACCAAGTCAGAGATTGCGCCAACATATTTGTACGTGTCCCAGTAAGACACGCCAGCAAAGTGAGCCATCGTCAAGTTTGACAGCACATTGTTTGCGTGAGCGACTGGGTTGAGAACGGTCTTGCCTTCTTTCCACATCGACAAGCCCTTGAGGTACATCTTGGTCAAGTCGTTTTGCATTGACTGATCAAAGCCTTCTAACTGGTCAAGGATTTCTTTTGGCACCCATTTGCCAGCCAGTTTGCCGTACCTGGGGACCATGGTGTCTTCAATTTTTGTATCTGGCACTTTGACGTGGCCAGGCTCTTCGCGTTTTTTGCCGTAGTTGGTTGCTAGGTTTTCGTACAAACGGCCAAGTGCAATGTCGCGTTGGCTCTTGTTGTACCCCATGACAAAGCGGAACATAGCGTCACGAATCTCGCCCATGTCGTCGCGCTCTTGCCTGGTGTAATCGCGCCAAATCGTAATGGTGTCATCGACAGCGGGATCGAAACTGTCATCGCGCACTTCCCAGCCTATGGTGGTCCAACTATCAAGCTCATTTACAAGTACGTTTTGAAACATGCCCCTGGCTTTTAAGCTGTTGCCGGTAACGCCTTGCATGGTTGTTTGGCGAGCAAGCAATCCTTTGGCCGCTTTCATCCAAGCCTTGGTTTCGTCTTTAATTTTTGATTCGTAAAAGCGCGGCAAGTACTTGCCGTCCCAGCGACCAGCGGCCTGGGGTGAAAGCATACCCAAGCTCACCAGCTCTGCCGTTTGTTCGGCCATGATTGATTGCATAGATGCAGCCAACTCAAGCACGCGCTTTGGTGGCCGAATACCAGCCTTGAGTTCGCCTTCGATCACATCACTGATCATCTCGCGCTCTTGCTTGGATAGCTCCTTGAGGTTCTTGGCCACATCGACCGTGAGGTTTTGAGCCTTATCAATTTCGACTTTCATTTTGCGCATGGCGCGTGACAGCTCAGGGCTGACTGGCTTGGCTCTTACCACCTGAAGCACATCGTTGGATACGTCGGCTGCGTATCGGTAAGCCTTAGCACCAGCACCGAAGCGGAAGCGGCCAAGCTCATCGCGGCTGAGTACCCAGCCCTCAGTCTCGCGGCCCATGGGCTTGCGTGCGAAGCGGATGTCTGGGTTGGCTTCATCAAATTCACCGACGTTGCCGGTGGTCGACTTGATTTGTGTTGGCTCAAAAGCGATGACTTGGTCAAGTTCACCATCGATGTAGAGCATTGCACCGTCGTAGCCTTGGGCCTTGAGCTTGGTGCGATCCAGGCCGCGATAAAGAAACTCATCGGCCTTCTCTGTTCCAAACTCAGTGCGCACAATGTATGGCTTCTGAATGCTGAGATAGACGGGATAGATCGCGCCTCTCTCGCCCGTATCTTCAAACACGTTCTCAGTGAAACCCTCGGCGTACTTCGTGTCGGGTGTGAAGTAAACGCCATCGGTTGGGCCGCGTGATTCAAACACGTTGATGTCACCACCTGGCCGAGTGCCGTGATACACCACAAGCGGTTTGTCGTTTGCGTCAACGACCTTGCTGTCCTTGAACCAGCGTTTGAATTCTGGTGTATCGGTCTGACGTTTCTGGAACATCATCTCAGCTGGGTTCTCTTCGCGCCACTGCTCGGCTGCCTGAACAAACTTGTCGTAGTCCTGGTCGACGAAGTCGTCGATGTTTTTGTAACCAGCTTCTTCGGCCTTTTGCTGGAGGAACACTTCCTGCCGCGCGGCGTCGTCCGCAATTTGGACAATCTCTTCGCGCTTA